TTACTTGGGGAACTATCTCCTTTACTTTTTCTGATGGATTTTTAGCAGTTGCTTTAGTCCATTCTCCTGGTTCAAGACCAGAGGCACCTGGTGTTGTGGGTCCTATCTGTTCATTAAACTCACCATCTAATATTCCAGTGTTTTTAAGAGAACCAGTAAAACCCGATAATGTTCCAAAAACACCAGATGATGCGGTTGATTGCCTTGTTCGAGGAAAAACACCCAATATCATACGTGGTCCGTCACCACCATGAACACCATATACCATGTCCCCCTGACTTATTCTAACAGATCTTAATTTATAAGCACCACCAGAACCAGCAGTGGTTGGAAGTAATACATATGCATAACTTAGTTTTTCATCAGGAACGACAGTTAAACTTTTACTTCCTCCATCAGAATGATCACCCAATATTCTTACTTTATATCTCCAACCCCAACCCTGATCTATCTGAGCAGTTTGTGAGTCATATGAGGCGACTTTACCCACCCAAGATTGAAGTGGTTTTTTACCATACTTATCTTTACTACCTGAGTCTATAAATGGTGTTGAAGATGGATGTTCGCTCATTTTTTACTTGTGTATAATCCGTAGGTGTCACGAGCAAGAAGCATCGAGGTGTAGGAGTTCTGCGTATCAAAATGATGACATAACTGCAAAATTAAATAGAATCCACTCCTATGTTCATTATATATTTGCTCATTTTTATTATCTTCTGTTATATTCTCTAGATTAACCTTTATTACATCACCAGCTTCTAATAAAATATTACAAGGAACTTGTATTGACATAAGTTGCGAATGTAAAAGAGAATATCTCATATTAGCTTTAGGTTCATAATTGGCTGGACTATTTAAAACCTTCGTACTTACACCTCCTTCAATATCACCCTCCTCACCAGGATCAATAAGGTAGGTATATGTTTTATTAAATTCATTAAGTTCTACAGGTAATTCCTGTTTATTTCCTAGATTAGAAGAACTTAATAAATTGACAACGTTTTCTGTGTATTCATGCGTTAATGTATTTAAAGTACAAATACGAACATTATAAACTCCACTTTTAAGTGCTTTTATTTGATCTTGATCTCTTTGAATTAAAGGTGTTTTTAAAATTTTAAAGTCATTCCCATCTAATTCCTTGAGTTTTGCGTTTATCGATCCATGATAATTATAAGTATGAGTTTTTTTGTAGGAATCATCTTGAAATTTTTCAATACCTGAGTTTATCAATCCACTTATTGATCTGAATTTAAATCCACTTTTTGTTTCATAGAAAAAATATCCAGGATCTTTTGCATCCTCTGGTATTGATTTTTTACATAATTTAAGTATAACATCAAGAGGTGCCTCAAAATTACCATGTATTTTGTCCGAATTTGAGGTAGTTTCTATATTAATAAATTTGTCATCCTTTGGATTATCTCCATCTTCTTGTGCTATAGGAAAATTATATTGTTTAAGAATTTTAAGAACTATATCACTTATTCTACCTTCATACACATTTCCATTTGGATTTTTTGAACTTTCAATTGAATGTTTTGATACCATAGGAATAAAAGATGATTGTCTTTGAGGTTCATCAATATTGCCAGGACTCCCTGTAATTATCATAGGGGAATTTTTAAAATTTAATTCTCCTTGAGCTGTGGTAATAATAAATCTAAACTCCTCAAAACCCTCTATTGGTAATGCATCTTTAAGTGTACCAACAATTCCTTTTTTATTTTGAACAGATCCACCTGTATCAAATTGTGTAAAATCTGCAGTTACCATAGGAGAGTAAACACTCTCATAATAATCAAAACCTGTAATTTTTCCCTCTGTTCTAACAGTCACTCCAGTTTTTGGTTTAAATACCTCACAAAAAGTGTAGTTACATGCTCCAGCTGCTGACATTACGCACCTCTAATATAAGTATTTTCTTTAATAAACACGATCTTATCATCTTCATCTCCATTACCATTAAAAGATAAGTCAACTTCTTTATTATTACCGTTAATAATTTGATTTTTCCTTTTATACTCCTCACTTTGTAATCTAGAAATTTGTTTTCTTATTTGATTTTTCTTTTCATTTGAGTTGTTGCGAGGATCATTTAGCTCAGCTTTCAATTCTTCTATTGTTCTTTCTACTCCTAAGATAGCGACCATCGAATCTACCGACTCATCATTAAATTCTTTAATAAAAGCAGTGAAATTAATTCTGTCAGTGTCAACCCCTAATGCCTTTTTTAGTTCGGGGTCATTAGGATATTGCATTACATATAATCCAGTTCGGGGGTCAACTCCCTTTGATGCTATTTTTATTTGCTTTTCTAGTTTTGCAACTTCTTTTTCAAGTTTTTTACTTTCCTTCTCTAACTCCCCTGCTTCCTTATCAGTTTTTTCTAATTCTGATGTAAATTTATCAGCATCACCAGATGAGAAGAAGTCTTTAACTTTTTGATAGTATTTGTTTTCCTCTACGGATTGAATGAAAGTTTGTGCTGCTTCTTTTACCGAAACAAGAATTTTAACTAATGCATCGTAAGCTGCTTTCACTCTCCTCATTATCTTATCTATTTTTTCTAGAATAGTTGGTAATGAATTTATTAAAGTTCCAAAAAGAATTAAATATAATCCACTCTTTACTTTGTCCACAATACTAAATGGATTTGTTAATAGATTTGAAAATATATTTTTATCCGACAGTCTTGCTCTTTTTTCTTTTCTTTTCTCATATTGTTTATCCTGATTTAAAAATCTATTTGTTTTTATTTTTTGTTTATTGATTTTTATTGATGTAGTTTTTATTTTTTTACTAGTTTTCGCAGCAGTTTTTGCAGTCGCCTTTGCTCCTACAACTATCCCTTTAGCTATACCTTTGAAAAATAATCCTATTGCTGGTGCTGGCATTTATCTAAGTGAGATATGATGTGAGTTTGATTTCATCAAGAAATTCACCATTATATTTATTTTTTCTATCACCAGGTGCAACGGAACGCACAGATGTTGCAGATATATCTGTTGTATCATTTGCATCACCTGGCACATTAACAAACTTATCAGGTGCTTGAATCACTGTTACTTTTGTATTACGACCCATTTTACCATTATTCATCGCATATAATTTAGCAAGACCGATTCTATCAACTGCTTCTTCTCTCAATACAAATTCTCTTGGGTGAACGGTACCACCTTCACTACCAGTATATCCACCACTTCTAAAGTACTTACCTGTGTTACCCTCACCACCTATATTTGAAGTTGTTCCATCAAAATAATTATTTTGTATTCCAAAACCATCATTTTTAATATCTGTGCTCTTTTTCTCAAGATTAAATTGTTCTCTAGCTTTGTTTATCGCCTTCTGATATAATTTTACTTTTTCTTCTGGATTGGGTTCTTTACCAAAATTTTTTTTATATTCCTCAACATAAGATTCATATAGTGCATTCTCCCTCATGTTCAAATCTTGCATCTGTGCATTAAATATGGGTTTTCCAAGTTGCTCACCTAATTTTGCAAGTCCATAAAATGCTGCAATCACCGCGACAATTGTAAGAAATGCTGGGTTTAAAACTATAGCAACTAATGCCTTCGCCGCTAATACAACACCAGCTAATTTAAGAGCAATATCAACAGCTACAATCGCACCAATAATAAGCAATATTGTATTTGCATTTTCTTTTAAGAAATTAAAGAAATTTTCCACTTTCTGTTTATTTCCTTCATCTTTATACCATTCCATCGCAGAATTTATCGCTGTCCCTGTTATTATAATTTTAAAGAAGTCAAATATTTTACTAAAAATATTTTTAAATGGAGATGCTGCACCAGAGAGAGTGGTGCCTACTAATTTAGTAAATTTCTTCCTTGTTTCAATCGCAGTTTCTTTATCTCTCCTCTTCTTTGCTAATAATTTTTCTCTTTCTACCTTTGTTTTCTTTTTTTCTTCTTTCAATCTATCATTATAATCAAGTGACATCGCATCACCTAATTTAATTAGAAGTTTATTATTTTCATTTACCTGTTCTTGTAGAGTTTCGACAGTGATTTTACTCGGACTTATCTTTTCCCCAATATCTATTTTTTGTGCCTTAAAAATATTTTTTATTGCTGTTATTTTTCTCTCATTATTTGCAATTCTTTTTTCTAATCCACCTGAACCAATTTTCATAGTGGTTGCACTCATTTTTATTCCACCTTGCCCCTGCATGGTAGACATTTTATTCATAAAATTTTCATAAGCTGGAGATTTATCCATTTTTTTGTTGTGCCTTTAAATTTTCTTCATCAATATATTGTTTTAATAAAGAAATGTATATGTCCCTTTCCCAAGGGATCATGTTTTCGATCTCTGTTAGAGAGTATTTATGATGCTGAACCAAAGCAAAATTAATTTTATAGTATGACTCTAGGTTTGTATGAGCCATACCTAACTGAAAAAAGCTGCCAGTCCCTCTAATACTACAGTTGATTCAACATCAGTTTTAGGATTTTTTACCTTTATAGAATGAGATAATTTGGGCATCGTGTCAAAAAATCCTTCAATTACCCTAAATTGTTTTGTGTTAAGTTGTTCAACAAATTCTTCAAGATCTTTTTTTGGAGTTTCTGATGCGTTCCAACTTTCTTCATCATTATAAATCATGTCTATACATGAGATAATCATATCAAGTGTACTTGTAACTTCACTTCCTTTAGATTCAAAATTATTTTCAATAAATTGTTCTATTGATGGATAATTTAATTTAAGTGAGAGTGTATCATCAAGTTTTACTGTATCTTTGTGATTTTTGTTTTTAATAATTTTTATCGAATCAATATCAACTTTAACTTCAACAGTTGTTTTATTATCATCAGGGCATGTCACGTTAACGTCTATAGATTCACCAACAGATTTTGCACGAACATTTAAAAACAAATATTCAATATCAAACGTTGCTAATTTTTCAATCTTGATACCTCTTGTGAGTATACATGCATTTAATATTTCAATAACAGATGATGTAATTTGTTTCACATCTTCTGTTTCTAATGCCATAATAAGAATCTTTTCTTCTCTAACAAGAAAAGGTCTATATTTAATTTTTTTATTTGTTGAGGGCAAAACCAACTCATAAGTCGGTGTATTAACTTTTGGTAAAGGCATAATTTATAGTCAATTCAGTATAATTATTTATAGAGGTTTTTTAACCGTTTACTATATAGCGGTCATAATTAAAGTTTACAGTCACTTTAAGTATATCAGCAGTTCCATATTGCACTGGAATTGCATTTATGCTTTTAGGAAATACATTTACAAACCTATATCTTAGTGTTCTTTTATAATTTTTTTCAAACTTATTGATGTACATAGTATTACATTTGTATGAATCGGGGTATTTCATTCTTCTATAATATGCTTTATGATCCTGATCAACATCGGCGTTTGATCCACTCGAAATATACTCCATCCATCCTTCAAATATTTTTAGTAATGTATAATCTTCATCAATATAAAAAGAGTAAGATATATCTGTATAGAATCTGGTGTGTGCAAACTGTTGAGGAACTCCCATAAAATTATCTTTTACTTCTGCTGTTGCTAATGTCGATGTGGGTAATGATGCATCACTACAGAGAATCCCTAAATTTCTAGACAGAAAATTTTTAATACTTCTTATTCCAGTATATCTCGATAAATATGATTCAACTGCTGGTGTTAATGAAGAGAAAGTCACAAGAAAATGATTATTTTGCGCTAATGGACCTATAATCGCTTTTGCAATCGAAAGGTTATATGGTTTTATTGTTGTCTCTGCCACTCTAAATAAGTATGATTGTTATTTCTATTTATGTCATATAAAGGAAAATATTATCCTTCCTACCCCAGAAAGTATAAAGGTGATCCCACAAATATCATTTATAGATCACTTTGGGAGAGAAAATTCATGGTTTATTGTGACAAGAATGATAAAATACTTGAATGGGGAAGTGAAGAAATTGCACTACCCTATCGTTCTCCTGTTGATAATCGAGTTCATAGATACTTTCCTGACTTCTATATTAAGGTTCAAGAGAACACTGGTCGTATCAAGACATATCTAATCGAAGTAAAACCACATAAACAAACACAAAAACCAAAAAAACCCAAAAGACAGACCAAGAATTATTTAAGAGAAGTCTATGAATACGCTAAGAATCAAGCAAAATGGAAAGCAGCAACAGAGTTCTGTGAAGATCGTTTATGGGAATTTAAGGTGATGACTGAAAACGAACTAGGAATCAAATGAGTCGAATATCCCCACTAGTAGATGATATTATCGGAACTGAAGATGCTGATGATCTCATGATTGAAATCATGGATGTATTAGGTGATAGTATAGCATCAACTCCTGAAGTTGGCAAGATATATGTATTTGTATATCAACCAAAAACGCCTGGTCGATATGATCAAAATCCATTAGTGGCAGTGACAAATATTTTTGATTGGGGGTTTAAAGGAATCAATTTTCACTGGGGTCAATCACGATCATATACCTTTCAAGAGGTGATAGGTCAACTCTATCAAGTTACAAATGAGGAGTTACAAGATCTAAATACTATACCATTTGCAAAATTTCGTATAAATAACTAAAAAGAGATATGGCTGAAGAAAATTTAATATGGAGGGATGGTAGGTTTTTTAATCAAAAAGGTGAAGAAGTCACTATTACTGATGACTTTCAACTAGACACTATTAAGGTAGGTGGAGAGAACAACTCTGATGGCGCAGAAACTTTTCAACCTGGTTTTATTCGTATTGGTAATGATGATCAATCCTTAAGTGAATCAGTCAAACAACAAGCAAAGAATAGAATTAACAGATACTCTCAAAGACAAAGGGGAGGAGTTTTAAGATATCCATTAGAAGCACTTACAGAACATACTGATTACTTACAAATTGATATTGAAAAGTATGTTCCAATCGGTAACTCATATATATCTGCACCTGGTGATGACAATCGTTATGTTAGGGGTAATTTTCAAACAAATCGTGCTGGAAGAAGATCATCACGTAAATTATCAAACAAACCATTAATTAATGCTGGTACAATATTATTACCAATACCTGCTAATTTACAAGATACAAACAACGTAAGGTATGACACTTCAAGTTTAAATGGTCTTGCAGCAGCTGGCATAAGTGCTGTACAAACAGCTATTGGTGGTAAAGGGAACGCAGCGACGACTATTGGTGGTGCAATAGATAATATTGGAAAAGGTATTAGTGAATTTAAAGACAACGTAAAAGTCGGTGTCGGTAATGAAGATGTTGCGATAGATTTAATCAACAAACAGATTGCAGCATCTGCTGTGAATATATTTGGTGCAAACGTATCCGTAAACCAACTATTAGCAAGAGGAAATGGTGAAGTAATTAATCCAAACATGGAATTACTATTCGGAGGTCCGACTCTTCGTAATTTTAGATTTAATTTTAAACTTACACCAAGAAATGAAAAAGAGGCAGAACAAGTAAAATTAATAATTCGTGCCTTTAAAAGAAATATGGCTCCACAGGCACAAGGTGGCACACTTGATTCTGGTACATGGTTTTTAAAAACACCAAATGTATTTAATTTGAGATATCGAAGTGGAAGAAATGACCACCCATTTTTACATAAATTTAAACAGTGTTTCTTAAGTGATATGCAAGTAACATATACTGGTGAAGGAGTATATGCAACATATGACGACAAAACTCCAGTTTCTATGGTATTAGATTTATCATTTAAAGAAATCGAACCAATTTATGATATTGATTATGATGTTAGACCAGGTTCAAATGCGGTAGGTTACTAATGGGATTTTTCAGAGAATTACCAAATTTAAGATATCCATCTTTTTTACCTAACAAAACATCCTCTCTTGATTATGTTGAGGTAAAAAATATATTTCGTCGTGTAAAATTAAGAGATGATTTACAAAATAATTTTACAGTATTTGACAGATATGAAATTCCGATGAATGCAAGACCTGATACTGTTGCAGAAAGTTTATATGGTACTCCAAATTTTGATTGGGTGGTATTAACGGTGGCAGGTATCATTAACATAAGAAATGAGTGGCCATTAAGTGATAGGGATTTATATAATTATTCTTTTGATAAGTATGGAGAGAGTCTGAACTCTACTAGATTTTTTGAAACAACAGAAATCAGGGATACTAGTAATAGAATGATATTACCAAAGGGAAAAGTGGTAGATAGTAATTTTACAATACCCAAACCTGGTGAACCTAATGCAACACTCAACCCTGTTGTCGGAATCAGTAATTATGAATATGAAACTCGTTTAAACGATGATAAAAGAAATATTTTTGTCCTGAGAGAGGAATATTTACAAGAATTTATAAGTGATATGAGAGAAATAATGACTTACAACGAGTCGTCAGAATTTGTAAATGAAAGAACTATACAAACAGAAAATACTAATATAACTTTGTCATAAAAAAAGGAGGTCGTTTGACCTCCTGTGTAATTATTCTTCTGCGAGTTTCGCAAAATACGATAATGCATCATCCTCGTCTTTATCTACCGTTGAGGTAGTTGGAGGTGCGGATACAGCAGCAGTTACTAATTCTTCTGCTTCACCACGATCATTATCTTCATCAAAGACATCTGGGTCTTGTGCAGGTCTCTTGCTTCCAAGAACATACTCTAATCTCTTTTTAAGATCTTCATATGTTTTGAACTGATCGGTAGATACAATCTCTGCGAGTGAGAATTGTTTCTTCCATAATGCTTCAAGAGCATCGTCATCATCAAGTAATGGACTTACAGCAGCGAACTCAGAACTATCATAGTTTCTGTATCCTGCTACGTTCTTTGCCTTCAACTTGAAGTTTGCACCTTGCCAGAAATCAAATGGATCAATTGCTTCCTCATCTTCAAACTCAGG